GACCTTCTTGATTTCTTGACGACCTTCGCGGACTAAACGTACTTTGGTTTCAGCCAACTCGCGTTTGTCTTTGAAGAATTCTGTGATTTCCTGGGCTAGAGCCTCAACTACGAATGATTCTAATGCACCAAACTTACTGGCCATTGCAACTTGATCTTCGTGTAGTTCAGAAACTTCAGAAGCCAACTGACGTGTAACAAATTCCTTCATTACTTCAGCATCTTTCTTCATCTTCTTAGCATACTTGACTTTCATTTCTGAAAGTTGACGACGATCATCTGCAAACTCAACAAGCTCAGTTGATAATTGTTCAGAGATCATACGATCCACTGCTTCAATCATTGTGTTCTTGTCATGCTCATATTTTTGTGCAAATTCTTCGCGTAGTTCTACAGCAACTGCTTGACGGGCTTCGTTAATACGCCCTTCAAATGCTGCCTCAATAGACTCTTTGATCTCCGCAGAAATCACATTGTTTTCAAATAAACTTTTTAGTGCATCCAACATGTGATTCTCCTTTTATTGGAGTTTGCTTATTATATTCAATAAGCTCTCTTTGAGATATTTCTGTGCTTTTGGGTCGCCCTTAACCTCTTCCGCTATGCGTAAGGCACTTAATCCACCACGACTGTTCATCAGGTGTTCATAAATTGGTGTAGGGTATGCTCCCGGAGCACTAGGTTGAGCCACCATATCTACTGTGATGATCTCAAAATCCGATACTTCACCGGAACCGTTATCGCTAACGTTCCCGGATCCGCGTGAACTGACACCCAACTTAACGCCTGACTCTAACATAGTACGAATCAATTGTCCCATTGGGGTTGGTAAAATTTTCAATTTACCGTAACCATTAGGACCGTCCATCCACATGTTTGTTATCATGTGGCTCACACGGTCCAGGTTAATTTTTAGATCATCTGGATGATCCACTTCTCCGAGTACTGAATAACCGTTCTGAATCTGATCGTTTAGGGTTTTGACAGCCTTGCCAATCTCATTCACAGGGTAAACACGCTGGTTAGCGTTGCGTATACCGCCCTGGATGCAAATCCCGGACATGTATAGGCTTTTCCCATCTTTGTCATCAGACTCAACGATCATTTTTGCTTCGTTGAAACTGAGATTCTCTCGGAGGTATAACATATTTTTCAATGTTTATTATCTTTTAGCTTGACGTAACAAACTTTGTTTGTTATCAGCTGTTTCTTTTGCACCAGCTTTTTCTGCACCGTGACCAGGTTCTTTCTTCTTGAACGCTGTCTTACCTGCATTAGCACCTGGCACATTTACATTACCAAAGTTTTCTTCTTTAGTGGAAGGATTTAACAAGCCGCCTTGTGTGCCGCCTTTCTCAGTTGAGAATGACTTGGCAATATTAGCAGTTGTGCCGCCCATGTCGTTTTTCATGTTGTCAATTAACGACTTGGTGTTAACACCGTTGTCGCCGTGTGTTGGCTTACCAACTTTGTTTACATATTCCATCATTGGCATTTCGTCCATTTCTGGGTCCATATCCATGCCACCCATGTCGTCTCCGCCCATAGCATCCATGTGCTCTTCGCCTTCTTCGCCACTCATTAATTGCTCAAATTCTGCTTTTAATTCTTCTAGTGCATCTTCTAGATCCATAACACGATCTTCCATGTCGCCTTCGTTGCCTTCTTCGTCGTCGCCTTCTTCGTCGCCGAATGGGTTTTCTTCACCTTCTTCGTCGTCGCCTTCTTCGTCGTCGCCTTCTGCATCGTCAGCTTCTTCGCTGTCGTCTTCGCCTTCTTCGGAACCAAACATCTCACCCATTGGCTCTTCGCCTGATTGGCCTGAAGTTGCATTTTCGTCTTCTGATGTAAAGTCTTCTGCTAGTAGTTCTTCGTAAATTTCACGTGATTTGGAAACTACGATGTTGTGAAAAATTTCTTTTGCTGATTCTTGATCCTCATTGATCAAAGCTTCAAGCATAGCTTCAAATTGTGCGCGGTCAGTCATGTTTATTCTCCTGTGATTGATGATACAAGGCTGTATTATATTTACACTAATATTACAAAAGTGTAGAGATATAGGCGAAAAACAGTCAGTTTTTGACTGTTTTTAAATTATGCTGGTGGTGCTACGGGAGTAGCATACATTGAATGTATAAATTCTAGCTCATTTTCCTGTTCTAGTATATGTGCTTCACTTGTTTTTCTAAGTTCATTGATCTGTCTCAGTGTCAATCTTGTCTTTCGTGTATCTGAACGATGCAAGACAGTACTGTCACGCTCAGGATTATAACGAAGATCGTTAGCCACATGTCGTGTTTGAGGATCAATATAAAACAATTCTCTAAGTATCATGATGTATTTATGCTACAGGTGGTGTACCAGCTTCTGCAGGATTAGGAATTGCACCAGCTTCACTACCTGGTTCTCCTGTATCTTCCATGTCTTCTGGTGGACTCATATCGCCAGCATCACCCATATCACCTTCTATTCCTGCGGCACTGAGACCAGCACTACGTAATTCGCCAGCGGCATCTGTATTAGTCGGCTCACCTTTGCCGCTTTCTTCGCCCCACAAGCGTTCGTTTTCTGCAATCTCGTCTTCTGTCAATCCTAAGAAACGTTTCAATGCAAAGCGTTTTGACATAAACGGCACTGCTTGAATTGTGTTAAATGTATTGATACGTTCAGTGTCCATGGCCGCTTGACGGCTACTTGCAAAGTTCATTGGTGGATTAAACTTTAATTCAAACAAGTTTGCATCAATATTCATACCACGCGAGTACATGTATTTCTTGAATTCGCTGTCAAACACTGCGGTAATAAGTGCTTGCAAACGTTCGCAATACTTGTTAAATCTCAGTTCTTGAATGTATGCAGTGCCCACACGTCCATCATTAAATGACGCTTGACTGTCATCTGCACCTGTTGGCAAGTAACTACTTGGTATACGCAAGCCACGGAATAACTTGTTGGTAAAGTACTTCAAGTCGTCAATCTCACCTAAGTTAGTACCGCCTGGCAGCGTTTCTACTTTACTTCCTCGACCTTCAGCTGTGGTTGGAAAGAAATAATCTTCGTTGATACTGAGTGGATTATAAGCTGAATCAATAACGTTCTGTCCGCCGCCGCTTTGGCTTGGAATACGTCTTTGATGAATTTCGTTCTTGACACGTTCCACAAATGCCATGGCCAAGTGACTGGGCATATTACCTACGTCAATGTGAAATACACGTCGCTCAGGAGCACGTTGTATGCGATAGATAAGAATAGCATCTTCCAGCAATTCTTTCTGCTTGTACACTTTGAAAATATTTTCCAACAAGCTGTTGCCAAACGGATAGTTATTGTCTAAACCTTCACTCAAACTTAAATGTATAACATGTTCTGCATCAATTGCATGTTCAGTTTCGCTCAATCCAAAGCGACTTCCGCTTGCAGAAGGGTAACCACTTGATCCCTTAGCACTGGCATTTTGTCCCATGCCGCCCGCAAATGAACTTGTTCCACCAGCGTTATTTTTTGGATTAATATTAGGAGTAATTTGTGTAGCAACTAAATTCATAAAATTAGGTGCTAGATCTTTAATAATATACTGCTCAGGTTTCTTACCTTCACTTTCATTCACAATAATCTTTGTGATCTTGCCCGGATCAATGTAACTCCACTTTTGATTTTCAGGATCTCGGATAAAAAATACATCACCATACTTGAATACATTGCGAACAATGCGAAATATCTTTGTATCAAACTGTTGCAGTTTGTTCCACTGTGACATGTATTCGCCAAGCACACGAACTTCTGTATTGGTAGCTTGATTTTTCCAACCCACAGTAAATGGACTTTTGCCATCTTTTAATTTTTGTGTGCAGAATTCTGCCAAAATATCCAGTGCGGCATTGACTTCTGGATCGCTGTCCATAACTTCGTATTGTTGATAACGCTCGATACGATTTGGACTTCCAGTATAAACATCTGGAAGATAACTGCTGTAGTTTGTGCTAGCAGGGCCAGGACGACTGCCAGAGTTTCGGCCGCTAATCGGACTAAGATTGCTGCCATTTCCTTGATCAACAGGAGTAAAATATTTTTTCCAACTCATTATTCAGTTATCCTTAGGCAAATCTGTTGCCAGATAAGCTACGTGTGGCTTTTATTTGAGACTCAGCAAGACCAACACCACTAGCACTATGTTCAACTAATTGCCGTATACTACTATTTAACTGAATTAACTGATCGTGCAAATCTTTTGTCTTGGGTTCCGAGTCGTTAAGATTAATTGTTTTGGGTTCTTCGTCACCTGGATCTTTTTCATACTCGCCTAATATTGGATCAAATCCTTTCACTGCATCTGTAATTGGTACCGATGTAGACTCAGGAACAACAATATTCCCACGCTGAATTCCAGATTCAAATGTAGTTTCAGTTGAAGTTCCAGCATTAATTCGACTAGATAAATCTCGTGACATGGATTTCATCTGTGCTTCTAGTGCAATCGCTTCAGGATTTACTTTTAATTCTTTAAGTACATCACCTTTCTTTGCATCCGGGCCCAGTGATTCGCTAATTTTATTACCAATCGCCGCACGGTCTTTAGTGTATTGACTCATCAATGTTTCTAATTGTGCTTGTGCAGATTTAGAATCTTCAGTTTGCACAGATTTACGGGTAGTGGATCCGCCGCCAGTTACTGAACTTATACTTGTAGATACACTGTCAAACACTTTTTTAATACTAGCTTCTGGATTAACAACGGGTGGAGTTGTTTGTATAGTTGGTGTTTTAGCATTACTATTTGATACTGCATTAGGAAGTTTGCCTGATAAATTTCCAATATCTATTTGGGCTTTTGCTAATTGCTTGTCAATAATTGAACTTGTTTTATCAGACTTTGTAACTGAAGTTAATGCTTTTGGTACTGCGGCTGTTACTGGAGGAATAGCAGGTGCAACGGTTGTTGCCTGATTCTTCATGGCTGCATCCATCTGAGTTTTTAAAGATGCTAATCCTTCCACAGTTGCGGCAGGACTTGTTGCTAGTTTATCATACTGTGCTTTTATTGAGGCATAATCAGTTCCCTGCACTTGCACCTGTTTTTTCTGTGCAGAGTCTTGTACATTATTAACTGAATTAGTTGATGGAAGAGTAATAGGTGGTACTTTTATAGTTGGAAGTTCTAATTCAGCACCTGTGTAGATTTTATCCTTGTCTTTAATAGACGGATTAGCCTTCATTATATCTTGAATAGATATACCAGTGTCTTTAGCTATCTTGGTTAGAGTATCTCCGGCTTTAATAGTATAGTTTTCTAGTTGTTTGGATGCAGAACTGACAGTAGTATTAACTGTGCCAATTGGCTTAGTCATATCAATGCCGCCTGCTTGACCAGTATTTTTCTTTCCAGTTATACCATCAATCATAGAAGTGGCATTTGCTGACATCATATCTGTGTATTTTGATACTTCGTCCACACTTAGAACTCTTTCACCTTTGTGCAACTGTGCAATTACATCTTTTGGTTCTGTTGCAAGTCCAGTTTCTCCTTTTGTACCGTGTGATCGTTGCGGTATTTCTTCTGCTGTGCCATCTGGCCTGCGACGCATTGTTGGAGTTGTGTTAGCAGGATTACCAGACGGATTAGTAGGATTAGTAGGATTTACAGTGACATTTGGAGATGTTACATTTACATTTGGCGTTGTTACTGAAACTGGACCTGCAATACTACCGTCGGCATTAATTCCAGCACGGCGTCGTTCATCATCGGATATTCTTGGTTGCGTTGGATTAATTGCTTCCATTGCAGCCGTTACTCCTGGTCGTAGCCTATTTTTCTTTTCGTCAACTGTTTCAGTTGCAGGGCCAGGGCCCAGCTCTGCTGTTAACGCTTTTTTAATACGTTCAAACCCATATGCACTTTCTCCTAACTTTACATTTAATTCTGCAAGTATAGCGGATACTGCGGCTGCGTTCTTAATGAAGGCAAAATTTATCCCTGCTAAAGTTTCAGAAACTTTAGCACCAGTATTGGCTTCTGGAGGATTGGCCCCACTTAATTGCCCTTTCTCACCTCGTACTTGTGCAGCACCTAAGTTTTGTTGTGCTATTTTAGCAGACTCTGCGTAACCTACTCCGGTGTCTTGTCTGATTTTTCTTTCAGCTTCGGCGGCAGAGCGACCTTCCGAAATCATTTTTTCCAAAGCGGCCCGTTGCGGACCTTCTTTCATACTTTGTGCAAGTCGTTGGCCTTCGGGAGATATTTGTCTAGCACGTATCTCAGCTTCTACACCTGCTAATCGATCTTCGGCGGCACGACGTTGAGGATCGTCAACTGCAAGATTTTTAGTTCGTTGTACATCTTTAACTGCTGAAGTAAGCTGTCCGCCCATGCCCATGGTGCCAACACTTAGCATTGCTCTATCTTCTTTTGATAGTCTTGCACCGCTACTTAATTTGCCTACCAAGTCAGAAAGACTTTTACCTCCGGGAATACTGATAGCTTGTGCAGTTCGCATGGCTCTACGTGCAGCATCATCAGCAAGTGCACCTTGCCTTATTTGTGCTTCTGTATTTTCATTGTTAGCAATAGCATTATCCATAATAGCCTGCTTGCTAATACCATACGCATTTGACATTTGCGAAATCATCTGAGCTTCGCGTACCATCTCTTGAACAAGTTTATCTCTACTTGCAGGGGTATCTAGTGCGCTAGTTTTGCCTTGTGCCGCTATCATTGCTAATTTTGGAACATCGGTGGCCTGAATGATATTCTTTTGAATTAGTTCTTGGATTCCTTGTTTGCCTGATAATTCTTTGGAGAAGTCATTAAATCTACGTGTTGACTCATCTGCACCATAACCTAAGCCAGCCAAACTGCTTTTAAAATTGCCAGCTGAATCAGTTACACCTTTAAGCCCATCAATAAAATCTTTATATCCGGCCGCTTGGAACTGAGATTCTAGAGTCTTTGCATCGCCTTGTCCTATTCCAACATTGTTGGCAGTGGCAGCTTGTAATCGTAGTTGTTCAAGTCTAGTGGCAATATTTCCCAATTCTCCAGGAATTCGTTTTAATGCATCAGAAAATGCTTTGCTAGTATCGGTAGTACTTCCATATCCAAGTGCTGTTCCGGGAATAGCTTTTAATGCTTCAACATTGATTCCAACTTGAGTAGCAAATTCAGTAAGTTTTTTGGCTACAGCATCTAATGCGTCTGAAACTTTACTAATGTCCAGTGTTCTAGAATTAGTTTCTTTTCCTTCTCCGTAATTCTGCCCGCTGGAGCCTTTGGAATTTCCGCCGGTTGCAATTTCTTTAAGTTCGCTTAAAAGGTTGCTTGCTAGCTCTTTAACATCAATATCTGCCATTAAAAAATCTCCAGAAATATGCGTATATAAATACGATATATGATATTTATCAGGAGTTAATAATGGTACAAAATCCCTTACAACAGTATTTTAGACAACCAAAAATTTACATAGCGTTGCCCAGCAATGGCGTATACAATGCCGCAGGTGCAGTAGAGGGCGATTTAACCAACATGCCAATTTTTGGCATGACTGGTATGGATGAGATAATTTTAAAAACACCTGATGCGTTGATTACTGGAGAAAGTGCTGTTAAAGTTATAGAAAGTTGCTGTCCAAACATTAAAGATGCATGGAGTATGTCCAGTATTGATGCCAACATGCTGTATGCTGCCATAAAAATTGCAACATACGGAAATACTATTTCAGTTACACAAACTTGCCTAGGTTGTAGTACTGATAACGACTATGATTTAGATTTAAATGTAGTTGTTGAACATTATGCAAATTGCAAATATAATAATAAACTTGTAATAGGCGAACTGATTGTTAAAACCCAACCACTGACATATCGTCAAATTACTGATCTCAATATTAGAACATTTAAACTACAGCAACGTCTTGCACAAATTCAAAACATTGAATCTGAAGAAGAACAAACTAAAATGTTTAAAGAATTATTTGAAGAATTAAGAAAAGCACAAAATGAGTTGTACATGGCCAGCATTGAAAGTGTAGAAGTTAATAATACAGTTGTGGTGGAAAAAGAATTTATTTCCGAATGGTTAACTAATTCTGATAAATCTACATTTGATGCAATTAAAGAACATATCGACAGCAATAAAAATACATGGGCGTTACCCACATATCCAGTAAAATGTACAAATTGTGACACTGAATCAAGTGTTTATGTTGAGCTTGATCAAACAAATTTTTTCGACAACGCCTAATCAGTTCTTCCTCAGACGAAATTAAGGCAGATTTAACTAGACTGGATCAAGAAACTAAACAATTTAAAGAAGAGTTGTTTAGGATTTGTTGGTACATGCGTGGAGGAGTAACAGTAAATGATTTACTGTATCTCTACAGCTACGAAGATAGAGAAGCTATCTACGTTATTATCAAAGAAAACATAAAAGCAACTAAAGAAACTCAGATGCCTTTATTGTGATTGCGATTTTTTCTCAAAGTCTTGCGGAGACATAAAGTCACCCGGAGGTTGTTTACGTTGATAAAAACCAGATGGTAACTTCTTCCAATCAGCAGGATTAAATTTTCCGGGCTCTTCTGGAGTTGTAGGAACAACGGTTGGAGCAGTGTTATTAGGCTGAACTTTGGGATTGACAGTACTAGTGTTAGCTGGTGTTTTGCTTAGGCCTACAGACTTCAATGCGTTGGGTACTGTTGATCCGGCTTTTTGTTCTATTTCGTTGAGAAGCATTTCAAGCGATTTTTCAGCAATTCCACCTATTTTTCCAGCACCATTTATTATAATTTTATGTGTTTGTACAACCGCGGCAGCTGATAAATCAAGCCATGGACTTTTGCCAGCACTGTCTTTTATACCCTCAGTAAGCACAATTGTAGTAATTGCATCTTTAACATCTTGGCTGTATGCTATAAGATTTATCCATGTAGTCCAAAATTTCGGGCCGGGTTCAAAGTTTGAAGCAATAGGATCAACTATTTTTTTGTTTATCCATCCATAAAGTCTTTTGCTGAATATTCTAATAACTAACCCTGCTGGCATAAAAGACGCAAACCTAATTATAGTACCAAAAGTAAAAGGTGCGGCAGTCCATAATAATCTACCAGCTGCCAATCGTAATTGTTCTTCGTGCAATTTTTCAAACAGTTCGGGACTAATTGCTCCTGAACTGGCCTTTTCTGTAAGCTGTTGCATTACTGGAAAATATCCAGTCTTTGGATCAGTTAATACATCTTTTACATTCACAAACAAGCCAACGGCATTAATAAAAAATAATGCACCGCTTGCAAATGCTGGCCATGCGGTTTTTACCGAAGCTTCGGCTGCACTAGAAACGGCTGTTGGAGAATTGGTAGATCCCCTTGCAGTAGTACCTACATTTGCAGTTAATCGTTCCATTCTTTCATTTGCATCTTTAATGGCAGCGGAAAACATATCATTCATCCAGGCTTTATCGCTGGCCCATTTGGTTCCAGATAGATCCGAAGATATGTACTGCCATGGTTTATCAATACGAATTGCGTCTGTTATTTCACCGCGGCGTAATTGTCGTACCATCTCATTAGAAAGTTTGTCCACCGCAGTTTGAAATGCCAGTTCTTCAGCCGCAGTTGCAAATCGACGCACTGCTTGTTTTTCGCCAGCACCGAGAATCTTAGTGCCAATACCTTCTCGGACAATAATATCATACACTTTCATAGAGAATTTTCCATATGCTGTATTTATAACTATATCAAGATGAACTACGTTCATCTGTTCTTCGCTATCGCTCGAACTTTTATACTTCGTAGAATACAATCAAGTGCAAAGCACTGTTAATATTATCTAGATTGTGTAGTCACACTTAGCCCTGGCGGGCTAAAAATGAACATTATCTGAGTTGAGCAGTTCACTTAGCGTTACAGCATTACAGTGGCGGTTGTCCGGTACCACGAGCT